GTGACGTATCCGCTTCCGGGGTTGGTAATTACAATGGAGAAAATGGCTCCGTCCCCACCGATTCTTGCTTCTGCGGTAGCCGTGACACCGCTGGGCGGAGCCGACACGGTGATAGTAGGAATTGAGCTGTGACCCGACCCCTGATTGATTACATCGATGCGGCTGATCTTGCCGGCAGTAATTGCAGCGTTGGTGTTCGTGCTCGTGACATAGCGTAGTGCGGTATAACCGTCCGCGTAGAACAGCTTGTCATTGAGCTGCGCGAAGTAGACGTATGTGGTCGAGACATTCAGCGTCGAGCCGGTGATCAGGTTGTAGCTAACGCCGGGAGAACCGTAGTACAGAGCTTTGACCCCGGTGTTGGGATCTAGGACTGAAATGACGAGTCTCTCGGAGGCTGCGGTATCGAAGTAGAATCCCGAGTAGACTTGGGCGTTTGTGGGAAGGTTGGAACCGTAATAAGAGGTGGTCAGGTTCCATGCGGTGAGGACGTTTTCCCAAGTAGATGTGAGCGGATTACCGGCGAGCGATACGGTCCCGAGACGCGTGACGATGTTGCCGAAGTCGTCGTAGTCCATGTTGATCGCCTTCTCCATGCTGGTGGCAGGGATGGCGTCTGGACGGGTGGCCGAGATGACTCCGGTGGAGAACCCGTTGGTTCCGTCCAAGAGCAACTGGTCGTCGAGTGCGTCTGAGGATTGGAACGGCATTAGAGGATGTCCTGGAACGTGTAGTCGTAGAGGCTATCCGGGATGATGCGGCTGATCTGCTGCTGCTGGCCGCGCTCCATGTCCTTCATGATTCCTACCTGGGCCGCGCCCTCTTGGAACTTGGCCTGCGCCTTGCCGTACTGCCGCGAGTACTCGAGGAGATCGCCTTCGGTGTAGGCCATCAGGGCGTTCTCAATGCCGCGCAGCTCGAAGTCGGTGTCATTGACGATGGTCTGAGCCTCGCCGTACTGACGCATCTGCGACTGCTTCTTGCCGAGGATGAAGAGTGTGCCGTTCTGATTTGGAGTGGGAACGAGCTTGAGTCGGGGGACACCTGCTTGGCCGTAGGGAGTGCCGATGAGCCGCGCCCAGTTGACGAAGTTGCCGGGAGTAGACTTGCGGGAATCGACGTTGTTCCAGGTGTTGGGATCGAGCTGGAAGAACGAGACCCATTCGGCGGCGGGGACTTCGATGCCGTCGGTATCGCCGGTGATGGTGAACCGGATGGCGACAGGGAAGTCGAGGAAGGTGTCGTAGCCGGTGCCTGATGCGTAGCCCGAGGTAACGAATGTGGAGAGGGTTATGAGTTCTTCGCCATCGACGACCGGGATGGAGATGACCCCGAGGGTATCGTTCCAGAGGCACGAATCCCAGATCATCGAGTAGCGGCGCACACAGAACTTCTTGGCCAACGCGAGCGTGGCCGAGTCCGTGAACGAGAGCTTGTCGCAAGCCGCTTGGGCTACCTGGGACGGTTTCATGCGAAGTATTCCTGCAACGTCATTGTAGAGATCGTAGAATTTGACGTTCCACTGATCGCGTAATTAAGGAACAGAGGTTGAGCAGAAAGAGGCGAGTATATGTTGATCTTGTAGGTTACAGCACTGGTGCTTGATGGTGAATCAAAGAACTCGATCTTCGTATTGTTGATCGCGTTTACTTCGCCGTCTTCGTAACTACCCGAAGCAATTCCAGTTTGTCCCGAACCTATAGAAGTTCCAATCTCGGTGCCATTTCTTGTAAGCCTGAACAGGATGAACTGAGAAGCATTCGTATAGCACGAATAGTTAAGCACTATGCTTACAAGTACTTTGGAAGATAAGGTTTTTGGTGTGATCGATTTTGTCAGGGAAGTTATTTCGGTTCCTGGAGCTGTGACAGATCCGGTGTAATTGTACCTATCATCGGCAACCTGCTGAACGCATTGCGGATAGCTTGGAGCGGCAAGCCTCACCTTGGAATCGGTGGCATCGAGTATCAGCAGCTTGTCGTTCGCCTGATCCAGCGTGACTGGAGTCAGATTGGGAACCGTGATGTTGTCCGAATTTATGGTCAGGAGATCGGTGCCAGCATTCCCGATGACCGTGTTCCCTGTGGTCGAGAGATCTCCGAGCGTGGTCGCAGCGGTCACACCGAGGGTGCCGGTGATCGACGCGTTGCCCGAGGCATTGATGGTCGCAACGCTCGTGGTCCCGGTCACGCCGAGGGTTCCTGCGACCAGCGTGTTGCCGCTCGATGCAGCGACGTTGAACTTGTTGGTATTGACCGCGAAGTCTCCGGTCACCGCCAGAGTTCCAGGCAACGAGACATTTCCCGACAGGCTAGTGGTGCCGGTGACATTGAGATTCCCGGTGACGGCTAGATTACCAGCAAGGCTGTTGTTCTGGCCCGCTTGAGTCTGGGAGATGGCACCATAGGAAGTGATCGTTCCCGCGCTGGTGCTGATGTTGCCCGTGGTGGCGACCGACGCAGCGGTGGCGGCTCCGGTGACAGCGACTGAAGCGAGAGTGGCGGCTCCGGTGACTCCAAGAGTGGACGACAGCGTGGTTGCCCCGGTGACACCGAGGGTGCCCGCAACAGCGGTATTGCCGCTCGCGCTGGCCACGGTGAGCTTGCTAGTGGCAACGCTGAAGTCTCCGCTGGTGTTGACAGCTTGAGTCGAAAGCTGGAGCGCGGAGTCGGTTCCAGAGCCGTCGCAGATCGCCTTCAGGGAGGACGTTAGCGTCGCGGAATCGGTGGTCTTGAGTAGGCCAGTGTAGGTCGAAGCGACCGTGGAGCCTGTGAGTGCTGTTCCCATGTTATTCTCTCGGAGGTAGTGCGTACCAACCTTCGCTGATTGTCACGCGGTTTCGGGATTTGACGATGTTTCCGCTCGCATCCTTGGCCCACACATGGGCTTTGACGGATTCAGCCAGCCTGACGGGTTGCCCTGGCGGGACCATTACCACTCGGGTTGGGGTGCAGCCCAGCGGCATCAGCGCGAGCAAGGAGATCGTCGCGGAGGCGATTGTCTTTCTGTCCGTCTTCAAGGGTTTGGTCCTTCTGATCGATGATCTTGTCGATGACCGCCTTGGTCATCCCTTGTGCGATGCTTGTGGTTATCGGGTCCATTCTTGATGAGTTTTGCGTGGAAGATGACCGCCCAGGAAAAGATCCCGGCCAGGCCGCAGTTGAGAATGATCTCGGATGTGGGAGGCGTGGAGAGCGTGAGGCAGTTGAAAAGCGATCCTGCTGCGGTTGCTGCGAGCGATATGCGAAGGAACAGGCTTCCAACGAGTGGCCAGCGTCTGACGACTCCTTCGGAGCGGTAGAGCATGATCATAAATGCAGAAACGCCAGCGGTGAGGATTCCGCTGGCGATGGCATTGACTATGGTTGCTGGGTTCATTTCTTCGGCATGAACTTATCGAGCAGGAACTCGACTCCATGCAGGCCAAGGAATCCTAGAACGAACGCGCAAGCGTACTGGCTATTGGAGTTCCCGATGTTGATGAAGTCGATTACCACAGGAGTGAGATAATTGGCCGACAGAGTGCCCGCTAGGAGCGATGTGACGGTGGTTATCCAGTCTTTGTGGCCGTCTTTCTTCACCATCACAAGGCTCCCGGCGAAACCCGCCACGAGCAGCCCGATGTTGATGCCCAGCTCGCGGAGGGTCTCTTTCATTTCTTGTCGTCGCTGTTGGTGTTGGAAGCGTCCTGAGCCTTGAGCGCGGTGAACATGGCACCAGCACCAGCAACCGTAGCAGTGATGGCACCAGAGATATCACCAGCGATTACCTGCTTGATTGCAACGCTAAGAGCAGCGAGCAGCACGGCCACTCCACCGAGGGTTGTTTTCCAGTTTTTCATTCTTTGGGCGTGTTAGCGGCAGCGACGATCTTGTCCACGATGGGGAGAGCGACCTTTGCGTTCTGGATACCACCGGCTTTGACCGAGATATCAATGAGTTGCAGCAGTTGCTGGATCTCCTCCTGAGTCAGTTCGATGTTAATCATTCGGCGGGAACGATGGCAGGTTGCACCGGCTCGCTCAAGTCAGGAGCGGGAGGAGCGATCACCGGAGCCTGGATGGTGGTGCCATCGACAACGCCATCGCCCCACGGCAGCGGAGGAGTGGTGATCGGAGGATTCTTTTGATTCTCGATCTGCTGGGCCACAGCGGCTTCGGCAGCGGTTTTGTCCACGCCATTGGTCCAGACCCAACCAAGAACCTGTTCCTGCGTCAGATCCTCGAAAGGAGTGAAGTCGGAAGCAGCAGGAGCTTGGAAGCTCACCGTCGCATAGACCGATCCACTGTACTGACCATCGGTGGCGGAACACCTCCAAGCGGCGGTAATGACGACATCGGTGAGTGAGCCTTCGGTCGGCTTAACGAGAAGGCGTTCGATGATCCAAGAGATAGTGGTCATATTATGAATTAGGCAAGGGTCAGGTTGGCGACACGGGTGACACCATCGGAACCGCGATAGCTGAAGCGAAGGTTGGTGTTGCTGGTAGCGTTGACAACAAGTTGGCCATTGGAACCAAGAGATGGAGCAGTTCCAGTAATGTTTGAAACAATGTTGCCGAGCGAATCAATAGACACCGCTGTCCTCGAATTGGTCTGATCGTAAATTGAGAATGCGGCCGTCGAATTATTAACAATGAACTGCCACCTTTGAGTTCCGGTGACAAGCATTCCAAACTTACAATCAACACCATTTGCAGTAGCAATATCAAGACGACCAGTTTGAGCCGTCGTCCCCACCAACAGATTCCCGCTCGCGTCGAGCGTCATCGCTTGGGTGAAGGTGATGGCGTTGCCAGCGGTGCCGGAGGGGGCGTTGAACCATACATGGGAACCGTTGTTTGCGTAATTAGGAATATAACCAGCAGCAAATGCGGTTGTCTTGTAAATGTAGTTACCAGACGAATTGAGATAATAGTTTGCTGCCAATCCACAATTAAGAGAACCAGCGTACACCGCTCCACCTGACGAAAGATCCAACGCTTTGACCGTTGAAACCCACGCACTCGGCGTCACTCCGAGGCCGAGGTTGCCGGAGGAGTCGAGGGTGGCTTGAATCGCGCTGTTTGATACGAGATAAAAAGGATAAGCTCCAAACGATCCAGCGTATGCAGAGTAAGCGGCAGACCCAGTCAGTGATGCACCAGCAGTTCCACCTTCAAGACCAGCAACATAAGCTCCTGAAGTGTTCCTCAGTCGAGATTGAACGCGGCCTGTCGTAATACTTGCTGTATCATATACAAGATTATATCCGGTGGCAGTAGAAGCGGTTGCTGTAATTGTTCCAACAACATCAAGAGCAGTGGTTGGAGACGCATTAACAATACCCACCCGATTATTCGCGCTATCAACCTTCAGCGTCGAGGTATCAACCGTCAGGTCGCCGGTGATGGTGGCGGAGGCGAGCGTTGCGGTGCCGCCTGCGCCAAGAAGTTGGTTGGAGGTGATCTTCTTCGTGGTTCCCGATGCTGCCATCGTCGTGTCAGAGACATCAACGATAGGGAACACATCGACCGCTGGATCGACGGTCGTAATCGCCGTCAGTGCTGTGATTTTCGTGTCTGCCATAAACTGTTAATTCGCTTGGATGATGAGTTTACCGGAGTCCTCTCGCAGCAGGAATGACGCATCCTCCAGCAAGATGGAATCAAATGTTCCGAAAGTGATGACGATCTTGTCCCCGTTCTCCAGCAGTACGATGAAGTCATCCTCCTGACGCAGGTCCCGGCGCAGGATCGGAAGATCGCCAGGGGTGACATTTGAGCCACCCACAGACGACAACCGAAGTCCTAGAGCCAGCGTCGTCATCAGGATTGGATCACACCATTAGTGGCCCACACCGATCCGCTCGAAAGCTGGAAGCTCGTAATCGGAACCTGCAAGGTGACTCCAGCAGGCCAGGTCTGGGTGGAGAACGTGCCAGCGATATTCGCTCCAGAGATACTGGCGATCACCGTGGGCGACAGGAACGTGAGGGCCACGAACGGGCCGGTGTAGCTCGCGGTATCCTGCACGAGCCGTCCGCCCGCCACGCCCATCGAATACTGAATCGCCTGATTTGATACGTCGCTCATATATCCCAGATCTTCCGAATTTGGTTCTTGGTGAAAGTACTCTCGAAGCGCGATCCCTGACGATCTTCCAACCGGCTGAACCCGCGCTTCACATGATCCTTGAGTTCAGTCTCACGGGCAAAGCCGGTGACCCCGAAGCAGGCCACCGGCTGACGCTTCCACCGTCTGCCCTCGTGGACAATGGACTCGGTACCCATCGGAGCGATTTGCTCGATGCAGCGTCCGTTGTTCTCGAAGGTGTAGATCGGCATATCAGGACATCGACTCTTCGTCGTACTTCTCGGCCATGTTCCGCATGGACTTCTCATCCATGTTACCGGCCATCTCCATCTTGTCCTCGCCGGTCTTCTCGTATTCGGCGGGCATACCGTTCACGCTTCGGATCTCGATATAGGCTTCGCCGCCATCGAGCTTCTTGAGTACGCCGCGAACATCATCGAGAACCACTTCATCACCCACCTCCGGGACGGCTCCATTGCCGTCCTCGGTATCAGTGGAAAGAGCCTCGACTGGAATCGAAATCATGGGCGCATTGTTGTCGGCTTCATCACATCCGCAAGCGGAATGAGAAGAGGGGGAACCACCATTACGATGATTCCCCCTCGGGCCGACGGCAATCACCATGATGGTGGCCGTCTTAGGTCGCATATTACAGCGTGGTCGAGGTCTTGGTCCGATGCACCAGGTACCAGGTCGGGTTGCCAGTCGAGCCGGTGTTACCAGCGGCCAGACGCAGCGTGGCGAAGTACAGCTTCACGCCGACGGTGACGAGCTGGTTCAGCGGGTCGCTCTTGTCGGGGGTATCGGTGATGACGATCTTCGGGGACAACGGATCATCGCCGGTCAGAGCGGGGATACCGAACGCCTCGTTGCCGAAGAAGAACGACGCGATGATGTCCTTGCCAGTGCCGAGACCGCCGCCAGCCGCAGTCGCCTGATAGACGAACTCATCGCCAGCAGTGCCAGAGCCGGTGCTGACGAACGAGTTGGTCTGGGTGACGACACGGCAGCCGTAGATGGAACCAACCTCGCCCTTGTAGAACGGCTGGCCCTTGTTGCCGTAGTTCGACGCGTTCAACCAGTCACTATCGCGCATCAGGTCGCGGGCCACACGAGGATCGGTGGCGAGGACGTAGCCGCCGTTGATCAGCGGGGCGCGGTTGCGCTTCAGGCGGGT